AAGCTATCTGGACCCCTGAGCTTGCTCAAGATCTTAACGCATACCACGCTGTGGATGCAGAAGCAGAATTGACATCTATGTTGTCTGAGTACGTATCAATGGAAATTGATATGGAAATAGTTGACATGTTGAAACAAAATGCTTCAGCTAAGACTGAGTACTGGAGTGCAAAAGTAGGCTTCGAATATGATGCCGCTACTAATGCATTCGCAGAAGAGTCAGGCGCTTCAAATGCCTATACTAAAGGTGACTGGTATCAGACCCTTGGTCATAAATGCCAATCAGTATCTAATGCAATTCATAAGAAAACCCTTCGCGGTGGTGCAAACTTTATGGTCGTAAGTCCTGAAGTTGCTACTATCCTTGAAGTAATTCCTGGATTCGCAGTAGATTCCGATGGTGATCCAACCAAATCTTACGCAATGGGCGTTCAAAAGATTGGTTCACTTGCCAACCGTTTTAACGTGTACAAGAACCCTTACCTACAAGATGATCAAATTCTTATGGGATTCAGGGGTGCTCAGTTCTTAGAAACTGGCGCTGTATATGCACCTTACGTGCCTATGATCTTGACACCGGTTGTCTATGATCCAACCAACTTCACACCTCGTAGAGGCGTGATGACTCGCTATGCTAAGAAAATGGTTAGACCAGAGTTCTATGGCTTAGTAAACGTCGCAAATTCAGACAAAGTTTAATAACTAGTCTTATTTGTTTAAAGAAAAGGGCCCAGAAATGGGCCCTTTTTTTATTTCGTTATACTATTATAATTTCTTTGATATTTATAAATAGAAATATTTCTATATGGAGAATAAAATATGGCTGTACCAATATGGCAAGGAAGCAGTTCATTTTCATCAGGTGACACTCCCTACGGGTTTTATGATGCTGATACATCATTTATATCATCAGTAGATAAATTTGCAGATTGGTCTGCAAGGAGGTTGGGTTATCCTATAGTTGATGTTGAAATGCAATCTGGGTCCTTTTATGCATGCTTTGAAGAAGCAATTACTGAATATAGCGCTCAAGTTAATCAGTTTAATATAAGAGATAATTTATTACACTTGCAAGGTCAATCAACCGGTTCAAATTTATCTGGTAAAAAAGTAACACCGACACTTGGAAGAACAATATTTTTAAGTCAACAATACGGAACTGAGGCTGGAGCTGGTGGTTTTGTTGACTGGAAGAAAGGGAGCATAAGTGTTTCTAGCGGAAGTCAAGAATATGATTTAAACGCATTATATAGTGAAGCATCAGAATCAGGTGCTGCTATGGAAATTAAAAAAGTATATCATGATGCAACACCTGCAGTTAACAAATATTATGATCCTTATGCAACTACAGGATTTAATACTGCTAATTTTCTTCAATCCTTTGGCTTTGGTGACTATTCCCCCGGCGTGTCTTTTACATTGATGCCTGTTTTTGAAGATTTATTACGAATTCAATCTATAGAGTTTAATGATATGGTGAGAAAATCTCAATATTCATTCAGTCTTATAAATAATAAATTAAAATTATTTCCCAAGCCAACGTCAAATTATAAATTATATTTTGATTATATTCTTACAGAAGAAAGAAATAATACGTTGGTAACAGGAAGCGGGGAACCAGAAAATGTAATTTCAGATTATTCTAATGCACCCTATAACAATATGGAATATCAGTTTATAAATGATGTTGGAAAACAATGGATTAGAAAATATGGTTTAGTATTATGTAAAGAACTTTTAGGAAATATTAGAAGTAAATTTGGTTCAATACCTATACCAGGCTCTGAATTTACATTGGATGGTGAGACACTTAGATCAGAGGCAGCATCAGATAAAGAATTATTAATTTCAGAACTAAGAGAAACACTAGAACAAACTAGTAGACGTGTGCTAATGGAGACAGATAGTGAAGAAAGTATGCGCCTACAAGAAAAACTTAACAAAGTACCACTTAATATTTATGTAGGATAACCTAATGGCAGGAAGATTTATAAGATCAAGAGATTTAGATTTCTTTGATACAATTAATAAAGAGCTTTTGGGCGACCCTGTAAATAATAAGACAGGCGTTATAGATCAAGAAGTCGTAATTTATAAGGTCTCTGTTTATGAAACAGAAACTAATTTTTATGGTGAGGCATCTGAAGGAAGAACATATCAAAATGGTATTAAATTATCATGTCTTATAGAGGCAGAAGATTTTGATTTTGAAACATCAGAGTTTGGACCCGACGCAAATCAAAATGCAACATTTTCATTTCTTAGACAGTCATTAATAGACGCTGGAAACTTTGTTCCTGATTTGGGTGATGTAATAGATTGGAATTATTCATATTGGGAGATTAATTCAATTAATGAAAATCAATTAGTAGGTGGGCAAGCAGACCAGAATCATTCTGTTGTCGTAACAGGTTTCTTATCAGAACAATCTAGAGTCAATATTCAAAGAATAAGGGGTTAATCATGGCAAAGATTATCCCTGCAAATATTCAAACAAACGCAGATAAAATCAATAGAGGCTATGAGCAATCTAGATCCAATGATAAAACTAAAAATATCTCAATTGGTCTTTTAGAAATTGATTCTGCATTATTTTACTATTTTGATAATATAATAAAACCAACCATTAAAGAAGCCGGGGAACAAGTCAAGGTTCCCATAATATATGCGAATTCAGAAAGATGGAAGTCAATTAGAAAAGATGGTTGGATTAGGGACGTAAAAAGAAAAATTATCTCACCAGCAATAGCATTTAGAAGAACTAGCTTTGCTAAAGATCCTAGTATGCCTGTTGATAAATTAGACCCATCCAATCCAAAGCTTCATCAAACATTTGAATCTCGATATACAAGTGAAAATCGTTATGATAATTTTTCTGCAACAAGAGGCATTAAGCCTGCAAAGGAATTACATAGTATTGCTGTTCCTGATTATATAACATTAAGTTATGATTTTACTATATGGACGTCATTTACTGATCAGCAGAATTCTATAGTAGAAAAGGTAAACTGGTCAGAAGGATCATATTGGGGTGAACCAGGAAAATTTAGATTTATGGCCACAATAGATAGCTTTGAAGATGCAAGTGAGTATGATGAAGCACAAAGAAATATAAAAACAAATTTTTCAGTAACACTTAAAGGTTACTTAGTACCTGCACACTTTGATAAAACTGTTACAACACAAAAATCACTTACAAAAAAGACAATTACTATTGGTGATGTCGTAACAAACCAGGCATTATAATGTCAAAATTAGTACCAGCAAACAGACAAACAACAGCTGACACAATAAATAGGGGCAGAGAAATATCACGTATAGGTGATAAGGTAAGAGGCTTATCTGTTGGGCTACTGGATATTGATTCAGCACTTTATTGGTATTTTGAAAATATAATTAAGCCTAATATTAAAGAGGCAGGGGAGCAAGTTAAGGTACCGGTAATGTATGCTAATCCTGAGCGGTGGTTTTCAATACAGCGTCAAGGTCATGTAAGGGATAAAAAAAGAAAAATAATTTGTCCTGTCATAGTTTTTAGAAGAACATCTATGACAAAAGATACAACAATACCAGTTGATAAGCTAGACCCTACAAATCCAAAACTACATCATATTTTTCAATCTAACTATAGTAAGGTTAATCGATATGATAAATTTTCTGCTACAAGAGGAACAATACCTAAAAAGGAAATGTATTCTGTTGCTGTACCTGATTATGTAGTTTTAAGTTATGACTTTACTATTTGGACTAACTTTACAGATCAAATGAATAATATTATTGAAAAAATAAATTGGTCAGAGGGTTCTTACTGGGGACAAACTGGTAAATTTAGATTTAGAGCAACAATAGATAGTTTTGATGATGCTAGTGAATTTGAGGGTAATAGAAGAAATATTAAAACAAATTTCTCAGTAACATTAAATGGTTACTTGCTACCAGATTCATATCCACCAACAGCAGATACAACTGAACAATTTATTACGCCAACACAAGTTACGTGGGGTGATGATTCAGATTCTACAATAGTCACACCAAGCATAGGTGAAGCAGGAACATCGACAGTTGTTATGCCAAGTGGTGGGGGTGGTGGATCGTCATCAGGCGGTAGCAGTGGCGGTTCAGGAACAGGCAGTATGGAAACTTTAACATTGCAGCCTGGGAATAATTTAGTTTTTGAAAATATCTATTATGATGGTACAACTCCGACTACTGGTACAATTGGTATATCGGAAAATCCAGTTTTCACATCAATATCAGCATCATTTATATCTGCTTCAAGCATGAATATAGTAGGTGATCTGTCTGTAGGTGGAAATATTACAGCACAAGAATTTCATACAGAATATGTTACTTCATCTGTTATCTTTCAAAGTGGGTCAACAAAATTTGGGGATACAAGTGATGATACACACCAATTTACAGGTAGCATACTATTAGATGGTGCTATGACAGCTGCTACAACAGGCTCATTTGGTTACATAGAGGTTGCAGGTGAACAAGTAGTTTCAAATGTTATAATAGATGGTGGTTCTTTTTAATAAATCACATATTTAGATAAGAGGCTATATAGCTTCACAAAACATATTTTTTGGGTATATACCCGTTCAACTTAGGAGAGCTATTATATAATGGCACAGACTGTTAAGCTTAAGAGGTCTGCAATCGCAGGCAAAGTTCCAGAATCAGGTTCTATGTCTCTAGGAGAATTAGCTGTCAATACAAAAGATGGCAAATTATATTTTCTAAAAGAAGACGACACACAATCTGTAGAGTCAATTCTTACAACATCAGTACCAATTACAGGATCATTGCAAATAGACACATTTACTGTCAATCAGGATTTTAGTTATGGCAATACTGTATGGAATGAGAATGATGGAATTAACACGATGACTGGCTCAAGCTTTATATTCAAATCTGGTGTTCCACCAGAATTAGAGTTATATAATGGATCAGATGAACTGGTATTTAAAGTAGACAATAAAGTTGTTGTACTTAGCCCATTAAATGTTACACCAACCGCTGTTGCTGGTGGAATGTTTTATTCCGGAAGCAATGAGTGGTATTTAGGGTACGAATAATGCAATTAAATAAAACTATAATTGATTACTCGAATATTTATAACAGAATTAATATATTCATAGAATCAGTAAGATCTGTATTCTTTGAATCTCATTTTTAAAGGAGAATAAAAATGGCAACATGGAAAAAGGTAGTCGTTAGTGGTTCAGCACCGGAATTAGCTAGCGTAACACTTGATACAGATTTAGCAATAGCACACGGTGGAACAGGTGCTTCAACAGCAACTGCTGCTGCATCAGCTTTAGGAGTTGGCACAGAAGACTCACCACAATTTACAGGAATAGAATTAGGACATGCCAGTGATACTACACTTACAAAAGCAAGTTCTGGTGATATAGCTGTTGAAGGTAACGTAATTTATAGGGCCGGTGGAACTGATGTTCCATTAACAGACGGTGGAACAGGTGCTTCATCTGCTGCAGCAGCTGCAACTAATTTAGGTGTAGGTACAGGTGATGCTGTAACCTTTGCATCTCTTAAAACTACTGGAAATGTAAGTGGTTCATCTGTCTCAACAGGTTCATTTGGAATGCTTGTTGGTGATGGTGCAGGAATAACAAATTTAACTTCAGCAGCAATTTCTACTTATAACACTTCAGGTGACAATAGAATTATAACATCTGTGAATGGTAATACTGTTCAAGGTGAGTCTGGTTTAACATTTGATGGAAGTACTTTAGCAGTCACAGGTGATCAAACAGTTTCAGGCACTATTAAAGATATGGCCAAAGTAAGTGGATCATTAGTTTCGACAGGATCGTTTGGTAAAATCGAAGCAACAAAATTCTCCGGTGATGGTTCAGGTTTAACAGGCGTTGTAACAGACGTAGATGGCTTAAGCAGTTCAGTTACTGCTCCAACTGGTGATGACTTATTACTAATATCAGATGGCACTGCTGAAAAGAAAATGACATGGGCAGCAGCATCTTCTTCACTATACACTGGTATTCTTGCGACTTCTGATGTAACAATTTCATCTGCTGGACTTGCTTCAATAGGTAATTTAAAAGTAACAAGTGGTATGTTAGCTGGATCTATTGGAGATAGCAAATTAGATCAAATATCTACTGCAGGTAAAGTAGCAATAGGTGCTCTAGAGATAGATGGTGCCGCTGAAATGGATGCTGCACTTGATGATGCAGATTTATTTATTGTTGATGATGGTGCAAATGGAACAGAAAAATCAATGTTGGCATCACGCTTACCAACGTATTTATTTGGCAAAGTTTCTGGTGATGCAACAATAACCTCCGGTGGTGCTATAGCATTTGCAGCTAATTCTGTAGACACTGCTCATATCACAAATTTAAATGTAACAACAGATAAGATTGCTGCTGATGCTATTACTGCAGCTAAAATTGGTGATAATGAAATAAATTCAGAACACTATGCAGCAGCCAGTATTGACAATGAACATCTAGCAGATAATGCAGTTAATACAGATGAAATGACTAATGCCGCTGTTACAAAGGCAAAATTGAATGCTGATATTGTAGCTAATGGTGGTGGTATCACAGGTGGAAATGGTACAGCATTAGAAATAGATTTTACTGCTACAAAATTTACTTCTGGTGATCCTACTTTTGCAGGAATGACAATTACTGGTGATTTGACAGTTCAAGGAACAACAACGACATTAGATACACAGAATCTTCTTGTTGAAGATAACTTTATCTTTGCAGCAACAGGGTCAGCAGGTTCTAATATTGATGGTGGTTTAATCGTCCAAAGTGGTTCAGTTGACCAATCAGGATCTGCTATAATGCATGATACATCTGCACAAAGATGGGCAGTTGCTAAAGGATTAGGGGCATCAGCAGGGTCTGGATCAGGCGCAGCTGCTGTGGTACCTTCTGCATTCGTTTCTACAGTGCAGATAGACCAAGCAACCAATCCTGATGCTACTTCTGGCTCTTATGGTGAAGGTGAAATATATATCACACAAGCAGACGATATTTGGATTAGAGTAGGATAATTTAGGATAATCATATAAAAAAGGGTTTCAAGGTATGGCTTTGATATCAAAGAAAAGTAAAGCCAAAGTATTATTAGATGATGTCTTAAAGTTTGACAAAGCTGAATTAGAGTTTTTGCATAAATTAATTCAATCATCAATGATACCAGGGAAATACCTAACACAGGCTGTAAGCGTGTTAAGTAAGATAAGAAATATGTATCAAGTATCTGGTATGGGTGATGAAATTGAAATGACTATTGAAAACGAAGAATAAATTTTAAATGTCTTATTGGCCCAATGTATGGCTGCATTGGGAAGTGGGCTCAAATGAGTAACCAACCGTAAGGAGTAATTAAATGCCAAGCTGGAAAAAAGTTATAACATCAGGCAGCAATGCAATGCTGTCATCTTTATATACGTCAGGAGACGTATCTGGTTCCGTATCTTCTGTAGGGTCTTTTGGGCAAGTAAAAGCAGGAACATTAAGTGTTACGGGTAACATCACTACACAAGGTGATATAATAGCAAAAAATTATATAGTATCATCATCAGTAACACACTTAACACAATCATATAGTTCAGGTTCTACAGTATTCGGCAATACTTCTGATGATACACACCAATTTACAGGTTCTTTGAGTATGACAGGAGATGTAATACCTTCAACAGATGCAACAGTAGACTTAGGATCAGATACAAAAAGGTTCGCTAATTTATACACTGCTGATATTCAGTTATCAAATGAACAAAAAGGCCCAAATGATATTGACGGAACAACTGGAAAATGGACAATTCAAGAGGGTGAAAATGATCTATTTTTAATTAATAGGCGTACTGGTGCCAAATTTAAATTTATAATAGAACAAGTAGAATAAAATAATTTCCTATTTATTAATATTTATATGTGAATTTGTTTAATTTTTTGGAGCAAAGTAATGGGTAAACTCACAACAGGTAATAAATTTATGTCAATCGACCTAGATAAGATTAGGGTCTATGATGGTACTGAAGAAGTTGCACGTTTACAGCTAAATGATGATTTTGAATTAGAGGTTTTTAAAACAAAAGATTTAACACCAGAAATTAAAAGAACAGCGACAAGAGCGCAAATTAGAACTTTAGGTATAAAGAAAACAAAAGCAGAGGGACTAGATCCAATAACAGCAGAGCATGCTGTTGTTGATAGTGACTCAGATTCTTTTTTAAATCAAAAGTACGTTGTTGATACAGAGAATAATTTTATAATAGCAAGCAGCTATTAGTATACATAACCGGAGCTTAAGAAATGCCAAAGCAACATAATGCACTGTATGGTGATGATCTTCACAATCCAAAAGGAATGTCTGTAGAAAGCCATACATCCTCATCAAACTTTCAAATAAGCGCGTCTAATATGACGATTAGTGCGTCTGGTTTCACAATTTCATCCTCATTTGCAGGAGATGGAAGTGGATTAACAGGTGTGCCAGCTAATGATTGGGATGGTTCTCACACAGGAGATGGTGTTATTAGTGGTAAGCTTGAAGTTCAAGGTGACTTAAGCGGTTCAGCTACTTCAACAGGTTCATTTGGTAAGCTATTAGGTGA